TAGACAATAGGTTTCTAATATCTGTTGTAAATCAAATACACCAAGTCCATAAGGGTTAGGTGTAGATTTACCCTCAAATACAAACTCATCATTCACATATAAATCATAGACATAACGGAACTTGTATTTGTCTGTTGTGTCGGCTGATACTGTAAAAAACAACCCGTCTGATAAAACTGGTTGAAACTGTTCGGGGGTTCTTAAAATATTTATACTCATCTTATTTTATCTTTTTCTTATTGGGTTTTCTGTAATCTTTTTAACATATCCGATTCTTGTATCACCAAAATCTGCTTCTACCCATTTTCTCGCAAACCAATCAGCTATTGCCGAACCCATCATACCTTCTACTTGAGGATAAGTTTCTGCGATTGCTTTTTCAACGAAGTTGATACCATAAATACCATCACGGGCTATACTTCTCATCGCAAGATATGTTCTTGTTTCAACTGATAACTCATTATTTACTAATGCTGGTTTTGTTTCAACCCATTGTTGGATATTTTTTAATGGTGGCATTTTGGTATAAGAAGTATAGGTTCTTTTTCTCATAAACCTACCCGTCTTTTTACTTCTTGGTTGTTTTACACTTCTTTTTGTGATTTCAACACCAGGTCTTCTACCATAGTTCACATAATACCAATAATCAGCATTACCAAACTCTATATCTATAACAAATCGGTTAGTTCTTATTAAATCATCTAACGATGTGTTGGCTGATGATTGACGACCTACCACAACAACACCTCTGCTTGCCGCAGTTCCAACATTAACAGATATACTATCACTTAAAGTATTAGTCCAGTTTTTTTTGGATAAAGAACCAAAATCACCACCTAAAACTGGTTTTACAACACCATCATAAGAACGAGGAAAATAACTATTATTAAGTAATCTTCTCAGATTATTTTCTAATAAATCGTTAATAATACCAATAGTTTGTATTGGGTCTGCGTATCCTGGTAAGTTTAGTTTCTCAAATGGGTTCATTTCAGCCATATTCTATTAAGATAACATATAAGAGTTTATGATTGTCTCAAACGCAGGGACATCAGTTGTGGAATCCATATTCACAGCGTTGAACCACATACCACAAGTCCAGTTAAAGTTAGTAGATGGGTTATCAGAGTTGATTGCCATATTTCCACCCGCTATAGAAGAATCAACACCAGTCTTGGTTCTTGATGTGGAAACACCACCATTACGGAATACTAATGTTGTATCTGTATTCGGTTGTCCGTCCATTGTGACTGCCTTAAATCCTTCACCACTAAAGTCATAACTTGATGTAATGGCGTTATTTCTAAATACTATATGGTTTGTTGTATCATCATATCTTACAGCGTTCCATCCGTTATTTGTTGAACTCCATATAGTTGCGTTAGGTCCAGCACCACTAATATATTCACTAATATAAAGACCTTCGGTATTTCCAACAGATGTAAGTGATATCGGATTAGTTCCTTGTGAAACATTTTGTCCCAATATTATATAGTTTCCTACATTAAAGGTCCATCCACTATTTGTATCAAATGTCGGTGGTGTAGTATAACCAGCATTTAATCTTAATGTTGCCTTTGTTTGTGTTGGGTCAATCCAATCTATTAAGGTAAATCCTTCACTTCCACTTACACTATTATCTAACTTAAACATATAGAAGTTTCCTAACTTACTCCACAATCCTGCTGTCTTTAAGTCAGCTACAAGTTGGTTTTGTCTAATCTGTTCTGAGTAAGCTGGTTGTGTAATACCTGCTGATGTAGCGGCATTTAGAATAGCAGTGTATTCTGTCTCAAATACTATACTTGTAGGAGTTAAAGTCGGAGTGGATGTTAAAGTAGGTGTTGAAGTTAAAGTAGGTGTGCTCGTTACAAACATCGGAGTTTCCGTTGGAGTGGAAGTAGATGTTAATGTAGGAGTGGAAGTCAAAGTAGGAGTTGCTGTTAAAGTAGGTGTCGCAGTCGGTGTCGGAGGAACTGGCGTAGGAGTGGGTGTCGGGTAATAATCACAATCATTGATGTCCTCAAATACTGTAATGAATACATTTAACGCTACCCCCGCAACGTGGTCCGCCATGCGTTCCAGGAACGGAATACCCGATGTTGGCAAATCCAAATCCATCATATCATAAATCTCGGGGTTGTTAATCATACCCCTTTTTACTGCTGATAAAAATCTTCTGGCTTGTAAGGACATATCACTAACACAATCCATTTGGTTAGACATATCCGTGTTTAATAGGTCAGCAAATAAAATACTCAACTGATAGTTGGTGGTATTTTCCTCATAGGTAATAGATTGTGGAACAACAAACATAAAAGGATATTCAACTGTAAAGTTTTGTTCTTCACCATCTATGGTTCTACCGAAATCTACAAGATTACCAAAACCGAATGAGTTCATTATTGGAGATTGTTTCTGCCAGTTCTCAAACTCGGTGATGATTTCGTGGAAGGTTACATATTGTTTCATTTTTTATATTCTCTTTCTAACTTTCTCAGTTCTTCTTTTTCTTTTGTTATTCTATCCTTGATTAAGGAAGCGGTGTTTAGACATAAATATACCGATAGTTCATCTATTTGTTGAAACTTTGTAATGTCTTCTCCAGCAAGGGTAAAGGAGAGTTGGAAATAAAATCTCGCAACACTTTGAGATGGAGGAAGCTTGGTAGTTTCATCATCTGATTGTTTATCCAGTTCAGTGTTCTCCACATCATCATCTTCCATCTCAAAGAACGCTTTATACCTTTGATGTATTGATTTGATGTTTCCAAAAAAAAAGCCGCCACCCCTAACCAGTGTTTCACATCCATCTTTTTCATTATCTCTGCTCGGTCCTTTACCGTATCAGATTTATAGGGTTCAATAGTATATCCTTTCTTGGTTTCACTTACAATAGGTCTGTATAGAATAGCCATTAGGAAATGAATGTGTTCGTTAATCTTATCCTCTTGAGAAAATACTTCCATATCAACCCACATACCCCATTTAAGATTATTCCATTGGTTTTCCAATCCATATCTTACACCATCATATTCTATAATGGATTCCAACTTGATATCTTCGGGGGTTTGTAATACTTGTGATGAAATAAAACCTTCCACAAAATCTATATTGTCCTTTGGGTAATCACGGATTTCATCTGGTGTTTTATTTAAGTATAGTGATAATAAATCCACACTATTATTGTATCTTATTGGGTTTTTTTGGATTTGTTGGAACATATCCACCGTTAGATACTCGGGTATTTCTACTTTTTCATTTCCGATATTTACTGTTATCATACTATTGTAAACTTTGTTTTTGGCTTGTCTAAAAACTCCATAACCACATATCTTGTAGCATCAAGTAGGTGGTCTTTACCTTCGGGGACATTGGTTACTCTACCACTTCTGTCCTTCTTGTATCGGTAGTTCTCAAACTCTTTTATTAAGTCAGTTGATTTCTCATTAACAAATATCTTAAAGGTTCTCATTTTCTGTAGTCCATATAACACAGAACCATCCCCTTTTTTAACACCTCTAATCTTAAACTTACTTCTACGGAACTCTTCTATAGATTTTGGTTCAGAACTATCGGATACTATTTCTAATGATTTATCAAGGTTTATTTCATTTAATAAATATATTAAATCTTGATTTGTTAGACCTGGCTGATAAATAAGTTGGGTGATGTATAAATGGTTTTCTGTTGAAACATCCACCCTTACAACACCACACTCATCATTGGAGTATCCCCAGTCAATCCCTATGTAAGATGTCTTGATGTTAGGGGGTAGTTGTGAAAAAGTTTTTGGTTGTGTGAATATCTTTTCTCTTGGTGGCACCAGTTTACCTTCTGAATAAATCTGCCATAACTCATAGTCAATGTCTTTCAGTTCCATAATGGATTGAATGATTGTTTCATCCAAGAATGGGTTATCCCTCCAAGATGATATGTGTAAATCACAGTTGTCTTTTTTCTCATAGTCAAAACCCCACCACGATTCCTCCACTTCAGGGTTGTAACAACAGATAAGATATTTTTCTGTTCTGATGTCTAACTGAACGAAGGAGTTTCTGTCTATGGTATTCACCTCATCTACTAATACTATTCCCGACTTTAATCCTCTTAACCTACCAGTTGTATCATCCAATCCAACAAAACGGATTATAGAACCATTCTTGAATGT